TTTAGAGTATTGTACAGATAGAGAACTAGCTACCTCTAGGCGGAATTTACTCCAAGCAGTTAGGTGGCAATTACTTTTTTTCATAATGGTAAATGTATAGAAGCCCAAACACCTGCTACGAACATTAAAACAGCTACTAGTATTTTTTCTACAATACCTTCACTTATTTTTCTTTTACTAGCATTAAGTGCTTTTTCTTCTTCTACTTTTCTTTTTGCGAACTCACAGAGTCCACCATTATTTCTTCTAGCTTTAATAAAATCTAATGATTCTGTGTGCTCTACTTTTTTAGCTATTTGCTCATCTACCCACTTATGGTGAGCATCATGAGCATCCGAATGCCCATTAAGTACTATATGTTTAATTTTAGCTTCATCAGATAGTACCTTATCTAATTTATGTGATATATTATCCATACTTCTCATAAGTAACATTAAAACTATACGTTGCCCAGGATCTTGAATAGTAGCTAAAGCATCTAACATATCCTTTTTTAAATCGGTGTCTTCAGTATCTACCATAGGTATCCTTATTGCTTGTTTATTTTGCTATATACTACGCGTAATATATAGCAAAATGGGGGCCGAAGCCCCCATCTATATAATTACCTAAAGATTAGGCTGTCCAACGGAATACTGAAACACCGTTACCTTCAACGCTAGAGATTTGTTGGAATCCTAGACGCTGTGAAGCAACGATTAGACGTTGTTGATTTTCTACAGAATAATCAGACTCAACACGTAGTCCTTTGTAACGACCAACTAGGAAGTTATTTTGATTAACTAGAACAGCACCAATCTTGGTGGCAGCCTTAGCTTCAAATTCACCACTTAGTACAACTGGAACATTAGCAATAGAACCAACTTGACCAGTTAGTAGGGTAGCACGAGTACCAACCTTATCCATAGTTTGGAAAGAGGTATCGTCTAGTAGATCGTAGTAAACATCATTAGAAACAACGAAAACTAGTTCTGAAGGATTAAGACCGCGGGTACCTAGGGCACGACGCATATCAATCATCTTCTGGATAGTGGCTTTAGCTAGACCAGCACCACCAGAGATAATGTCACCACCAGCAGCGGTTGTGATAATACCTTTAATGGGGTCAGCACCAGCACCAGCACCACGTAGTAGAGCTAGATCCCATGCTTTTGCAGTTCTGCGAACAATAGCGTCACGGATGATAGGTAGTAGAGGAATAATGCTATCGTCTTCTTCTTCAGTACCTAGGAATTCCTTGGTTGCTAGTTTATAAGCAGTTAGGTTGATTTCTTTTACAACGTGGTTCTGAGCAGTACCACTAGATGTAGCAGCCTTATAGCCAGCTTCTAGTACCCAGTTAGCATACCCTGCTTCAGGGTTGACTGGTAGACGCATAACGGGGTTATTCATGCTAATATTCTTATTGAAGATAGGATCAACAATTAGAGCACGACGAATTTCGTCTTGCATATTAGTAGAAACTTCAAGTTCCCAAGTTGCACTAGGAATATGAGCACCGAACTTTTGTACTAGGTCACGGAAAATGGAGGTTTCGGTGATACCTTTATTAGTAGCCTTAGCCATAAGTACAGCAGCTTCTTTTTCAGCATAGCTGATTTTGTCACCAGTTGCTTTTTCATCAAATTGCATCTTGCTCTTTTGTAGAGCTTCGATTTCGCTTGCCTTCTCTGCTAGGGCAGCGCGTAGGTCTTCAACAGCTTTTAGGTTAGTTGCACCAGCAGCTTCTGCATCTTTAATGCGTTTTTCTGCATCAGCTAGTAGCTTCTCAGCACCTGACTGTCCAACTTCAATACCTTTGGTTACAGCGGCTGCGGTAGCTTCTGCAATCATCTTTTGTAGTTCGTCTTTATCCATAATTTCTTCTTCCTTTTGTGTTTCTACTTCGGGGAGTTCCTGAGTCTCTTGCTCTTTAGCAATTTCTTCTAGGTTTTCCTCTGGTGGGTTAAATGATTTTTTAAATTCTAAGTAATCAGCTTCACTATCAAAGCCTTTAGAGACTGAGAATAGACTATCCTGATTTGCCGGAACAGAAACTACACTAACTTCAAGTAGTTCTAGATCTTTAATTACGAAAATATCGGTAGCACTATCGTAATCTGCATCCTTAACTAGGAATCCAATGCTAAAAGCTTTAAGGATTCCTTCTTGTACTAGCTGGTAAATTTCTCCAGCGGCTTTGCTGATTCTAGCAGTAATCTTTAGACCCTTGTCGTCAATGGATAATGACTCTGCTACACCAATTGGTCTAGAGTGGTTATGAAATGCTAGGATAATTGGATTTAGTTTGTAGTTATCAATACCACCCTTAGTCCACGCTTCCATTGCTACAACATCACCAACTCTATCTTTTGTAGTAGTGTTGGCATAACCAACAATACGAAGTTCATCTGACTCTCCAGCCTTCTCAACTGAGAAACCAGAGATAAGCTCAAATTTCTTATTTATCTGCATCTTTTTTAGGGGCTCCTCCACCCGGCTCACCTGCTGCGCTACCAGCAATATTTGCAGGTACTCGTAGGTCATCATGCCCCGGTTTGGGGTCGTATCTTAAGGTTTCTCTAGCTTCATTTGGACTAATTACTCCGCCATTTACAAGTGTGCTATGATACATAGCTTCATCTTTTAAATCTGGCTGGATTGCTGAAACTTTAGAAGCTTCTGGCTCTAGGTCATAACCAAAGAATCTTTCAAAACCAGCATTTACCATTCTAACAAGTGGTAGAACTGTTTCCATATAAAAGAGTCTGAGATTTGGGGTGATATTTGCATTATTACCAGAGCTTATTAGAACTTCTGGAACCCCTAAAGCTACTAGAATTTCTAGGTCTTTAGAAGTTATTGAATCTTTAAAGTCTAGCTCTCGGAAGTTAACATCTGTAATCTTATCTAAATCTAGTCCACCATCTAAAATTAGGGGTCTTTTGCCACCCTTAGTTGGGGAATACTGAGACTGCCAAGACTCTATCATACGAGCTTTGATTTTATCACCAAGTACATTAGGAGATTTAATAACTAACCCAGGTACTGCCCCATTCTTGAAGAAGTTACCTTGGAATGCCGTCATGTCACTACGTACTGTTAGAGTATCTGAAGTTGACTTCATTCTAGAAGTTCCTCTATAGATACTAGTACTAGAATTGTCTGAGATATGTAACACTTCGCTTGCTTTGAAGTCTACTACACCGTTATACTTATAACCCTTTACATAAATTAAAGGATCTGTTAATATTTCTACTTGACTAGATGGTAAGTTATATAAATATATACCATCATAGTATATAAAGGCATTACCTGTAAGTACTAGGTCGATATAAATCAGCCTACGAAATTTACTAGTATCAATGTAAGGATTGGGTTGGAAGTTAAGTAGATTTTCTACTTTGGATTTTCTAGTACCAACTGTTGGTGTTACTAAACCATTAATTTTGTCTTTAACATCTACATCAAAACTAGATGCACCATTGACAATCATATCAACTGCACGCCTAACAGAAGTTAGCCTATCATAAGCTTGTTCGAAAGAGATAGTATTATCAGGAGGTATATCTCCTTCATTTCTAGCGATCTCGGCCTGCGCGGGGTTAAATTTTGAACTGATATAACCTTTTACTTTATCTACAATATTCATATCTATCCTACTTCAAATTTATTACTTTTGCTAAGATTTTCACTAGCAGGTAGATGTTGTAGATTAAATTCACAGTGCAACCCACATACCAGTGGATGGTGTAATGGAACTATATGATCTACATGATATCCATCAGGACGATCTCGATATATTTGCTTAACTTTTTCTAAATCTACCCAATTTGGGGTGGCCCTCAGTTTATCTGCTCTACGCTTTGCTGCCCTAGCAAATGCTTCTGGCTTATGCGCTATATAGTACCTATTTCTACGTAGGGAAATGGACTCTTTATTAGCTGCTCTATAAATAGCACCCTGTTTTAACTCATGTTCTTTATTTTGCTGGTATCTGTCACTTCTTAGCATGTATCGATGCTCTCTATTAAGGTCTCTATAATCCTTCTCGCAGGCTTTGCATTCTGAACGTATACCTCCAGACTGGTTTATATTTCTACCAAAGCCTGTTGTAATATCTTTTATACTACTACACGTAGGGCAGCTCTTCCTATTTATAAGTAATAGTAAATAATTACACCACTGAGTGCCATTCTTATCTTGAAAAATACCTAAGTGCTTTCTTTTTAGGCCTGTACTAAAACTGAAAAGGTTTGAGTACCCACAATATTTATAAAGCTCGGCTGCATCTAATTCTAAAGCAGCTTTAATGAACTGTCTCCAAGTTATCTCTTTAAGCCTGCTTTTTCCAAATTTAGGTAAAAATACTTCATCAATATTAAAGCGTTCAACTAATACGTTATAGATCTGGTCTACAATTTCTTCATTCATTTTTGTCTCCTTTTTAGACAGTGTTTGGTGAGCTATCTAGTGAAAAAGGCACTAGAAAGGCTGGCCGGCCCTTTCGCTCAGTTTTAATCTTTGTGTAGTTTATCGTGCTGAATTTTAACCCAGTTAGCCTGCTTTTTAGCAGTAAAAAGGGCCGGTTTGCTACCATACACAGTATGTAGCTTTACATGGTGCCCATTACATAATGTAACAGCATCTTCATATAACTCCTTCTCGTGCTCAGCTATAAAAGTATCCCTATGGAACATTACATCTTCTACATTATCAATTGAAATACCACTAGTAACTTTCCACTTTTCCCATAGTAGTGTAAGTGATGAGTAGTGATGAAACTCTAAGTTTTCAGTAGTATCACAAATTGCGCAGCAATTACCCTTAGGATACCTAGCTTTGGCTCGGTCACGAACATACTTGACCTCATCACGCTTTAAATCAGACTTATTACCGGTATTTGCTGCCACTATTAAACTACTCCTAAAAACTTTTACTTACTCAGAATACTGCTATTATCCCATAAGTATAAAATAAATTCAATTCAATTTTCCTACCATCAGAAGCTCCCTACGTTAGAACGATAACTATATAAAGCATAACGCAATGCATCAGCCATGTGCGAATACTTGTCATGTACTGGCTTCTCAGTAATCAGAGTTTCCTTTGGATCCCAACGGAACTGGTCAAGTGCTACTAGAAGATGTGTACATTTGGGGTCTACAATTAGTTTTCCTTGCTCCACAATCATCTGAACATATGCAATTCCGTCCAACACGGACTTAGTTGCATTAATTGTAGAAATATCATGGTTCACAGCCCAATCGTAGCGAGTCTGTTGCGCGGCCGAATCGATGAAGATCATCTGTACATCATACTTATCTTCTAGAGTTTTGCATTCTACGGCGTACTGATCTGTAGTCATATTTGCTTGCTGGAATTCGTCTAGTGCGTAGAAGACCTGAGAATCGTAGTCATACCCCAAAACGAGCATGGCGGTAGGATCTTTGAAACCGATATCAAGTCCCATAATTCTTTCAAGATGTTCCCATCTATCTACCGGCATAATACACTTATGGTCAAACTTAAATATCTGTCCTTCGAATACGCTAAAGCTAGCCTCAAACTCTTGAGCGAATCTGCTGGCGGGCATAGTTGCACGAGCTTCATTAATGTCATCTTCGCTAGCCCTAGGATTCTCCCGGTAGTCAGCGTGGATACTAGCCCATCTAGCGAATGCTGGGATTGAGTTGAAACCATAGTGCCAGTAAGTACTAAACCAATTGTTACGGCCCCTAGGCGTTGAAATGAAGATAGCTTTAGCATCTGGCTTGTCCAGTGTTGGACGTAGTGCAATCTCGAATGCTTCTTGTCCATCGCTAGTAAGCGCGGCCTCATCGAAGATAATAAGTGAGTAACTGCGACCAACTACTGAATCAACCTGAGATACAGACCCCATCCGAATCGTAGAACCATTCTTTAGTTCAATAATTCTATCTTTGGCGTTATCCCTGAGTACCTCTAATTTGAAATGATTAATTAGTTTACGTTGCTCTTCAAATGAAATTGATGATAGAGCATAATTAGGGGACATGATAAGGACGTGACTATTAGGAACTAGAGTAACTAGCTGTCCTATTATATTCGCTATGGTTGTTTTGCCTACGCGACGGCTAACGGCAGCTACTACGAAACGATACTTTGGACTATTCAAAGCGTTAACTATCGCAATCTGTGGGCCATTAAGTTCTATACCTAGTAAGTCAACGTACTTTTTAATAGGCAACTTAATAAACCTATCCTCTACAGGAAATTCGGTAATTTCCGTACTACTAATATCAGGCCTACTAATCTTTAACATACTTCAAACCTATTTCCTTTACTTAAATTCTCACTAGCTGACAGATGTTGGAGATTGAATTCGCAATGTAATCCACATACTAATTTACCTTGTAATGGAACTATATGGTCTACGTGATAACCAGGAGGGCAAGTTTGATAAATTTCTTTTATAGCTATCAGATTTGCCCACTTTGGGGTGGCTTGTAGTTTTGTAGCTCTACGTTTAGCATTTTTCGCATTATATAAGTATTTATGCTCTTGATAATACTTTTTATGATACTCTTTCTTTTGTTCTGCTATTGATTCACTATTAAGTAACCTATACCATCTATTTGATAGTAACCTACTTTCTTTATTGTTTTGATAATAGATTTTTGATTTACTTAGAACTTTTTCTCTACTGTTTTCTACATATGTAGCTCTTTTATTATTATCACAGTTTTTACAAATAGCAGTATTAATACTAAAGTTACTTAGTGGTTTTATTTCATTGCAGCTTGGACACTTTTTCATTTCTACTAAAGAAGTAAGATAAGTTTTCCATGGTTTTAGTTTTTTATCTTCTTTAATATGTTTAAATTGTTTGGTAGTATACCTGCTAAGACCACTAGAATGTGAGTATCCACACTTAGTTGCTAAACTATCCATTGAACAGCTATCTATAACTACATATGTTATGAACTCTTTCCACGTTGTATTATGTGAAAAAACTTCACCAACCCCAAACCGTGAAACTAACACATCATAAATTTCATCAACAACCATTTTGTCTCCTTTAAGACTTTTATTGGTAGGGCTATCC